AAGGAACATGGTCAAAATGCTTATCTTTCCATTCATAGAAACAAACTTTTGATTTTTCGAATAGCGGAATTGATCTCTGGAGGGCTTCTTTTGTGTAGTATTTACCGTTTTTAGATAGTCCTTCTTCTATAATGATAACTTTCCAAATATCACCAGAAGGACTACTTTCTAGGAACGCTACAATGTCTGATTGCAAAAATCTCATATAATGGAGTTAGATAATTCCTTAGTAATACGATTAATAAGGTCTTTACGTTCCTCTTTTGCTACCGGTTCACTAGCCGGTTCAAATGATATAAATTTAAGGCCATGCTTTTTTAACCATGCTTTCGCTTCTTCAGCGGTAAATTGATTTTTATTAAATCGGTAGGACTGCGCGGTCATAGGTTTATCCGCAGCATCGCCTTTTGACTTCTGTAAAATAATAGAAACACCCGGAGCTATTGATTTCCTGGCATAGATAGCCGAATTGCTAGGCAAAGGTTGCTCTATTCTAGCCGCATGTTCGTTAGGATAAGGCATTTAACTCCTGTGGATAAAACTGTTAATAACGCTATAACTCTATATCTAAGCAATACTTAACATATTTCGAAGTCCTTGTCAAGTTTTTTTAATTATTGACCAAAAATCAGAACTTTCACTATTTCTAGTTGCAATGAATGTATTATTCACTCCATCGATAGAAAACTCTAGTATTTTCTCTAACTCCGTACTCTCAGTTATAGATATTTTTCCTTCAGATATTTTTTTGATCCAAGAAGGCATGGAAGTAATATTCAACTCACTTCCAGGTTTAATATAATGTATGCCCTCTGTTAAACTTATAGCAATATCTTTAGATGGTTTGATGTAAAAAGTACCCGGAATAGATTCACTTAACGTATTCTTATCAAGGTATAAATCTATACATAAGTCAGTAGTTACCATAAAAGTCTCTATTGGTTTGCTTTCTGCTGCCCGGCCTTTCCACCATTGTTTAAAGCAAACAAAGTTACCTATTTTCTTTTCGGATTCTTTCATTTCAATATGGAACTTATAACCCCGGTAATCAATATTGCTTGCTTTCAGATCCTTTAATGTTTTAAACTCCTGAATGGCGCCATTCGTTTGCGGAACAGAATATCCGTATGTTGTGTATTTGTCAAACAATTCCAGAGCAAATGGCGGTATTTTGTCAGGATTGAAGTCATTTATACCAGATTCAATCATTTTTGACATACATGACCTAAATGACGTTTTTAACTGCTCAAATGACTGTTTTACATCATCCCCGCGCCTCTTAGCGGTATATAATTTTAATATATCATTTAATTCTTCTTTACTTCCTGTGCTTTCGGCCAATCTAGAAATATCAACTTTATCCATAAAATCAGCCAAATCTTCCGCATCTTCTAATTCAATTGATTCAGAAACGTAAAGATTATATTCCTTTAGTGGATAATTAGATATTATCAATTCTGATTTCCTAGCCATGTGGCCGGCAGAAGGCGCTGCTAAGTTATATTGTGAAAGTATCTTGCGTTCAAACTGCTTTTCTTTCCAACCATCGCAAACCTCGTAAGTAATCATCCATTTACCTGGGATCTTTTTGGTGAATGATTCGAATTCTTCTTGCGTAGGACACCATTTCCAATTCATTTTCGCAGAAGGATATGGCGGATCAAGAAAAGTAAATGATTCAGCATTGGAATATTTATTCACAAAATCAATGTAATCCATATTCTCAATGGTAACTCCAGCAAGACGTTCTTTTATCTTGGCCAATCGTGTAGTTAATTTCATTACTTCGCCTTCAGCCCGGCCATCATAACTACGCATTTCACCGGCATCTGAAGCCGCTTTGATATATGTGTAGCGGTAGAATTGATATACCGGATCCTTATTCATCGGACTTTCTTTATATTCAGCCAATAATTTATTGAATGTAGTTTCAGAAGTTTTCCAATCGCATTTGTTCAATGATTCAATCTGTTCCGGAGTAATTCCCTGCATGAATTTATAACATGCATAGATTTCGTTATCTTTATCATTAATAAATTCTTCTGCTTCCTTTTTCTTCCTAAACAAAATACTTCCTCCGCCAATAAATGCTTCAACATATCTTTTATGTTCAGGGAACATGTTGATTAGTTTTCCGGCTACAAAGAATTTGCCTCCCGGTGATCCAAATGCAGGTTTAACACCTTCCATTATTGAATTACTTGGCATAACATCGATTTTGTCTATTGAAAAATTCTCTAATAACGCTAACAGAAATCCTTTATTCTTCATTTGTTCCTCCCTCTTTAGTTTCTTCTATTTCTTTATCAACTTCCATATCAACACCTACTTGAGATAATATAGCATTAAGAATTACTTTTGCTTTCTTATCATCAACCCAACCAGCAGCTTTTGCTTTCGTTAATCCATCAACAAGACCATTAATCGCCTCAGCAGTACCTTTATTATCCCGAGATACAATCGGAGATGGTATAATTCTAAAATCCCTATTTACATCCTTTTTCAATCTTCCATGCAATATTGCTTGGTCAATAACAAAATTAACCATGCGGATTAACTCAAACTTGGTTTTTCTCTGTCTTGATTTTAATTTCTTTAATGTAGGCAATCCCATTTCCAATGCTGTGGCCCTAGTTGTTGTTGATCCTTCAGCAAACCAATGTTCAGGATATCCCGCACCACCTAAAATCTGGTTTTTAAATAACCGGGCTTCGCCGGAAGCGTCATTGGATTCTAATTGAGGTGATACAGCACTCCATGTTATTTTTTCATTATGCGCCCGGATTGATCCCGCTCTTGGCGCGGTTATAGTATTTACAAAAGATTGTAATTCTTCTTTGTTCATTCCTTCACATTTTATATCCCAAATAAAATTATTCAATAGAAACGCACGTTCTAACCTGGCAAAAAGGAACTGGTCATACCCATCTAACCAATCAGCCAAACATAATAAATCTGAACGGCCGCGAGAAGCTGAACTTACTTTATTAATAGTAAAATAGAAACAATCACCATTTAACATTGCATAAGATTTTGATTTAATACTTCTATCGGTATTAATAACCATTGATTCATGTTCTACTGTACCAGAAGGCTTTTTCCATATTACAGATTTAGTAATTTTAGGATTAGATGGATCCTTTACTACTTTAAGTATGCACTTAGGATCTATATATCCAAGTTTTACGTGTCCGTTTGCAGGATTAACCCAAACCGGAAGACATAATTCACCGAATATTGATTCTTCTAAAACATTAACATCGATTTCAGAATCTAGGTTATTATCCGGATCATTCCAAAATTCATCTATTACTTCTTCAACACTTTTATCTTCTGCGGAATAAGTAAATCCATCACCAACAACAAAATCACGTATTATTTCAACAATACGTTTTGCCATAGGATTTGAATCGTAAAGATAGAATGCGATATCTTGCATTCTGCGTTGTGTGAGTTGATTTAAATCCCTATCACTACTTGCAGTCAAGGAACGCCACATAGAATCTTCGCCACCTGCACCTCCAACCATAGGATATGCTTCTGATATTCTACGGGCTACATCTAATGATCTTCTTTCTCTCTCGCTAAAACTTTGTATATTTTCAGATGATTCTTGAACAGAAATTACTTTTTTCTTACTCATATTATTGATCTCCTTTCGATCCTTCTGTTTCCTATAACCGCAGCAGCGGAACCGCCTCGTACTATATTAGATTCTATCACTCTTTCAACATGTCCTCTTGAATCCATTATTTCTTGGCCGGGATCTATACCTAATACTATACCCGCGGCTCGTGTTTTTGGGAATAAATAATTTACACCATACTCAACTGCATTAATAGCATGTGTATATTTATTATCGATATGATCCGCGCCTGTTTTATTCAATGACGCATTCTTGAAACATTTTGCTAATTCTAAACATGTCGGTTCATTAGATATATTGAATTGCGGCCTTCCACCAATATATCTTTTTAAGCATGCTTTCATGCATTTCATCTTCTCATCATTAGAAAGTTCCCTAGTTTTAATATCAATCTGGCCATTAGAAGCAGTTTTGTAATCATCGATTACACTTGTAGCAGTAATCCGGCTTCTTTTATTACCAGATTTATCCCCAACAAAAACTATTTCTTTTATTTCACCAGTAAATCCTATGGCATCTAAACATTTAATAAATTCTTGGTATAATTCAGGTGTAAGTTTATTAAAGAAAATTTTATAATAAATCATAAATAATCTATCTTCATAATCTTTTTGGGCAAATACAAATACTTCACCCTCAAGGCCAAAATCCATAAAACAGTATAATTTTGATTTAGGATTAAGATAAACTTTATGCCCTAATAAATGAACGCCATCATCATACTCAACATAAGATCGGTTTGTTTTGGCCTTATCGTAACCAATCTCGAGTTCTTGCGCTATTTCTTCTTCATTCATAGATGCGGTTTTCTTTTTAAACCATTCATCATTCTTATCCGGGTGTTCTTTCCAATGAAAATGCATTTTGACAAAACCTGAATCCGCGATTTCCTTGATCTCGGCAAATTTGTTATTCACACTTTCACTAGGTGGTGTAGAATTTAAGCAGATCGAATTTGAAGCATTACGCAAACCTTTCCACATCTCATCTAAACATTCAATATGCGCCGCCTCATCAACAAATATAAATTTATATTGTGTATCACGTCCGGCACGAGGGTTCGCAGATTCACCTTTAATTACTGAATTCATTGAAGGAACGCTGAATATAAGAAATGGATTATGTATTCTTGGTTTCAAGAAAGCCGGCAGTCTGGAATACATAAATAATAGCCGGCCATGCAACGCATGAAAAGTATTTCCTGAATCCTGTACTTCTGATTCTTTCCTTGATAAATTAAGTGCGGTAAAACCTTTTGTATAGCAACATTGATGTAATTCCCAACCCATAGTAGTCCAAGATATACCCATATCTCTGGATTTATCAATAAATAAATCTAGATACTTATCTAACTGATTAAGCAACCGTTCTTGATGTGGCCATAATGAAAAAGGAATAATTGACGGAGTTCTACGTGTATCTATTGTCCATACATAATTATTAAACCAATAGATTCTATCTTCAGCGCAACGGCGGTATTCCTTAATCTGCCATTGCTTAGCGTCAGAAGGATCACGTTTTTCTATTTCTTTACGCCAATCTATTCTCTCCACCTTCTTGAGTATCTCCACCACAATCCTCCGCTGATAAAAATTTCTTTTCATGTTCTTTCTGCATTACACCGCCTAAAAGGAAAACTTCTAAACGCATTAACCGTTCCAAGTCCTTTAAACTGGATTTAGACATTAATGCGCTGATTAATTTACCTTCACCTTTACATACTGGGCATTGAATTTTTATACCATCATTACCAGTTTGTATTCCTTCACCGGTGCAACATTTACATAATTTTGGTTCTATGCTTCCTTTTATATGCGTTAATGTTGACCTTACGGTTTCCAGCATTTCCATCCTGCGTTCTTCGAGTAAAACATTGAATTTCTCTGATATTTTATCTTGAAAAATCGTAAGGCGCCATTGCAGAGGTTTAATACCCCTTTTTTCATCTCCTTGCCGAAAATACTTTCTTGCGGTTTCAAAACATATACCGCAAGACTTGGCTGCTTTTTTTAATGTCATTCCTTCTGCCATATTAGTAAATAATTCATCTATTTTATCTTGCGGTAAAGAATACCGGTATCCATGTCCTTCTTTTCTTACTTTAGGAAGTTTCAAATTCTCTAATGACTTTGGATTTACCATTAATGGGCCTCTTTCTTTTTAACTAAGAATTCAATTACACCTGTGCGTTTATCCGCTCCGGAATTAAATGTTGCGTAAAAAAATAATGAAAATGATCCTACTATTAAAGGCGTATATTTATAATATATTTGAGTAGTGGCTATCGTAGCGGCAGTTTCAGTTAATACCGCTGTTGTAGAGCCTACTTTCCATATTTGAACTTTAGCACTTCCTGTGTCTGGCGCCTGCGCTACGCCATCAATTTCAAATGATCCTCTAAATGTAATATCATCACCAACATAATACTCACACTTTACATTTGGCATTTAATCCTCCTTAAATTTGTAGTTTGAAGTATCATTTTGGAATTTATAATTTGTTGTTTCATGTTTAAATTTAGAATTATCAGTATCATCTTTAAATTCTAATTTATTAGGTAGAGATGAAGCCGATGAACTTGAACTAGAACTGCTCGAAAAACTAGAACTGCTCGAAAAACTAGAACTGCTCGAAGAACTGGAACTGCTAGAAAAACTTGAACTACTGGAACTGCTAGAAAAACTAGAACTACTGGAACTGCTTGAACTAAATGAACTGCTCGAAGAACTGGAACTGCTAGAAAAACTAGAACTACTGGAACTGCTTGAACTAAATGAACTGCTCGAAGAACTGGAACTGCTAGAAAAACTTGAACTACTGGAACTGCTTGAACTAAATGAACTGCTCGAAGAACTGGAACTGCTTGAACTAAATGAACTGCTCGAAGAACTGGAACTGCTAGAAAAACTTGAACTA